TCTTTTCAGTCAGTGGCATCACAGGCTCCTATCAGGTGGCAATCCGGGTGCCTCAGGCAGAACACCTGCAGGAGCTGGTGCGCCTGCCTCCATCGGTGCAGCCTGTGGCTCAGGTGGTGGTGGGGGTTCAACGACATTAAAATCTTCAGGGAAGTCAAAAGCCCTGATGATCTCTGCACGCAGCTTCTCAGGTGACACACCCAGCTGCAGCAGCAGCCCGGCCTGGGTGACCAGCGCCTGCTGCTTTGTCAGGTCACTCATGGGAGTGCTGCCAGCATCCACTGCCCAGTACTCAAAATCTCCTGTAAGATCATCTGCACTGAGCATCGTGGGGCCGATTGGATTGGGCAGGCTCAGTGGCTCAGCTTCATCACCCAGCATGACACTGAGCATGATGTTGTATGTGCGTGCTGCATTGCTAATCACTGCATCACGTATGCGTGCCATGCGCCCGATGTCCGATGAGGAATAAGCAGCTAGCAGTCTGTTCTCAGTGGCTGTGATGCCTGTGGCCTCACCACGGGTGAATGGGCCCAGCACCCCACTGTCGTTGATATCCTGCAGCACCTGCGCAGCATACAGCGACACATCAGCAGGGATGGGCGGGTTTGGCACTGGCACGATCTCAGCAGCGATGCTGGTGCCAGGTGGTGCATCCACCTCGATAAATTCTCCATCCAGACCCTGTGCCATTTTGGATGCAGCTGATTCTGAGAGGAACCCCTCACGCACAAGCCACTGGCGCGCCATCCTGCGGACACCCTGGCTTTGGTACGTGCGCATGACATTTGCTTCTCGTAGCTGGTCACGGATGCGTGCCAGCAGGGCATAGCCACGCAGGGGTATCTCAGGATCCCGTGAGAAATACAAGGGGATGATGGGCACCACTGGCCTACCACTGGCGCTCTTATATGGGATCCCACTGGTTACGTGCTCTGTCTCCTGCACGATCTCATCCAGTCCAGTATCAGTGCCTGCAGAGGGATCGAGCGCACCCACCTGCACCTTTACACCAGTGAAAAGGAATCTGTCGCCATCTTTGTAGTCAGGTGACCACACCAGGAGCTCATCAGCCTGCAGGTCGTACATCTCCACCACGCGCACCCAGCGCCCATCATCTGTGACGGCCTGCCCATAGTCGGACTGCAGCGGGCTCACTTCCTGGCTGGTCTGGTCAATCCAGGATGTGTACTCACGTGCAGCAAAACCATCACGGCGTTTGTTGTAGCGCACAGCTGCCTCATCCAGTGGCATGAGGTACACATGCCCCACATATCGCTGTGCCTCCCAGCTGCTGGCCGTGGCATCCAGAATCACCTCCCACGGAGGGACTGCTGCAGTGCTCACGCGTTTGAGAGGATCGACATTTGCCACGGGTGCCAACTTGAGAAAAGCGCAGGGAAAGCACAATGCGAGGCGTGTGGCATCCTCGATTTGCTCACGTGCGTTGAGCAGATAGCGGTTGGCCGTTGCTTGGCTGACTTCGGGGTTGCCCCTGCCTCGAATGTCAGGGCCGACAATCACTGCGGGATTCTTGGAATATAGGGACCCAAGGTAACTTTCAACGACAGCGAAGGCTTTTGGGAGCTCAGTGCGCAGCACCTGGCTCATGTCGCCGTATGGGATGGACTGGCGCTCTACCCAGTACCGCGTCATGTAGAAAGATTTCAGCTCACGCAGCTCTGCACGCTGGTCGTCCCAGTAGGCATCATGCTGTGCCAGGATCCGCTGTATTTCCTCTGCTTTCATATCTATGCCCCTGCTCAGAATGGTAGCCCACTGCTGCTGATGCGTCGTGCCTTTGCTTTATCTATCAGGCTCTCAGCCCGCACACGTGTCGCCCTGTGTCCCTCAGTCCGCCAGCTTGGCGGTACATCTGCCAGTGCACGATACGCCAAAGCGCACGCCATTGCCATATCATCGTGCTGGGTGGGTGGTGCCTGTGGTGTGGCTTTACCCTCAGGCAGTGTCAGGCTGCGCAGCTCAAGCCACATCGCTCTGTCCATGCGTGTGATCACTTCTAAATGATCGCGCAAGACTGAAAGAGCATTCAGCTTGCTCTGCATGGTGGTAGTCCACGGCCTGCCTGTGCGTGGATCTCGCCACAGGGTGCGGTATCCACAGTGCTCGATTTCCAGCAGCAGTGCGTGCCCGTGGTTGTTGCTCTCAGCCAAAATCAGCGCCTGATTGTACCGGGTAGCCACGCGCACCACCTCATGTGCCCACTCACGCGGTGTGAGTTTGTTGCTGCGCTGCACGTACACAGGCTGCAGGGTGCCCACTGACACCACCACCAGTGCTGAGTAGTCACCACCCACACCACCACCCACATCCACACCCATCACGTACCTATCCATGTGGTGCGGTGCTTCCAGCTGGCGCTGCGCACCCACTGCATCCACAGGCTCAATACGCTGCATGATGGCCGGGTCAAACCACGCACCAGACAGGCGTAGCATGCAGTCCTCTAAATCGCCTGGGTACTCAATGCGGAAATTGTCCAGACCCAGCTGCAGGATCTTGCGCCTGCGCCAGTACAGCTGCGGAATAGACAGCCCGTATTTCTCCTGCTCCTGCTGCTCCTCTGTGGTCAGTGATGCAGGGAAATCATCCGGCCACGTGTCGTCCTGGTATGCAGGGTGCTCATGCCAGTACATGCTGATCAAATGCCAGCCATTGTCCGGTGCACCGCGCACTATCTGTGAGAATCTATCATTTGGATTCTGTGCAGTGCTTTCGATGATGAGCAGTCCCTGGTCACCGACAGCAGCATCTGTCTGTTTTAAGACCTCATCCTGATTGGGTGCGTAGGCAAATTCGGACACCACAGCAGCGATGGGCTGGAAAGAGCGCAGCCCCGTTTTTGAACGTGTGGTGAAAGCCTTAATCGAGGCACCCGTATCATCCAGCACCAGCTCGCCAGCATTGCCAATGCGTAGCGGTCGCCTGAGCTGCGCAGGGAGCTCATCCAGCCACCTCCTATGCTCACGCAGCAGGACTGCAGCAGAGTCTGCACGCATGGATACCAGGGCACACATGGCTGCATGCGGTGTGGTGACTGCCAGGTGCTGCAGCACCATCTTGCACCCAGTGGTGGCTGCTACCTGCCTCGCTTTGATGATGCAGATGCGTTTGTGCCCGTCTTTCACAGCCTGGAAAATCTTCTGCTGCATGGGCAGTGGCTGGAAAGGGATTGGCTGTTTTGTATCTTTGTCCGCCACTTTGTGCAGCAGAGCAAAGTGGCTCACATCGCTCAGCACGTGGCTCAGCTTTCCGTGCAGCAGCTGGGGCACAGTGGCCGGAATAAAAACCGTCAAGGTGTGGCCTTATCCAGCAGCCACTGCAGGTCTGCTGCCAGGTGGCGCACGAGCTCGTGCCTCACATCAGTGCACTGCAGGCGCAGCACTGCCAGACTCACAGTGATCTGTGCCACGTGCTCAATCGTGGTGGTGTCAATGGTGGCAGTGGGCTGGATGAGTGGCTGCTGCTGCGCTGTGACGGGTGCAGGCTCCTCACGCATGCCAGGTGCACGCCTGATGGATTTGTGATGCCTGAGCACAGCATCACGGGGGATGAGCCATGCGCCTGAGCTATCGCGCCACCCTTTGATCTTGCCTTTGCTCAGCCAGGTCTGGATGGCCTTGTGTGTGCGGCCTGTCAGGCTGGATGCCTCTGCCACGGTGATGAGTGGATGTGTTTCCATAGTGCGGGCTCCTCTGTGTGTGTCAGTCCAGGTGTACGGTGACACCTATGCGTGAGGCTGTGCGCTTTGCCTCTTCCAGGCTGGATGCCTCACCAGCACCGATGGGCTCACCCTCATCAGTGCCACGGCGCACAATCCATACCCAGCTGCCTGGGCATCGCATGTGCACTGCGCGGTGTGTGGTCTGTGTCTGCTGCATCCACACACCGCGATCATATACCCATTTGAGGCTGCTATTCATCGCCAGGCCCCGGTATCAGGCTCAGGACTGCTGCCAGCTCTTCAAATCCCTGGCTGCTGGCACCCTGCTCATCTGCCTGCTCAGGCGTGCCGTGCTGCAGGTGCCCCCGTTCGAGCATTGTCCACTGGCGCAGCACCGTTTCCAACCAGACAGGCGCTTCTTTGTCGTCTTTGAGGTTTTCACTGGCGATGAGCAGCAGGGCTGAAAAAACACCCTGCAGATCCCGGTCGCGGGCTGTCTCATACAGCAGACGCTCACCCAGTACCCTGCGTGCCATGCCTTACCCCCCACTGAATAGATGTGCAGCACGGTACAGATTTATCAAAATAAATCGCACATGTGTATTGACCCATGGTCTGATTCACAGTATTAATAGAACCATGAGCAACGGCGCTCATGCACTACCAACACAGAGGACACACAATGACCATCGACACCATCCAGCACGCCATCCACTCCATCAGCACTGACACGGATCTGCAGCAGCTGCTGCAGGTGCAGGAGTCAATCTTTGCACTGGCTATGCAGGCCACCACACTGGATGAGCTCTACAGCGTGCTGTGCTTGCAGACACAGCTGTACAGCCAGGTGAGCTCTGAGCAGCAGCATGAGCTGGGTGTGGCATCAGGCGCATGGATTTGTGACCTTCCCATCTACAGTGAGGACTACCCAAGTGATGTGGAGGGTGTGTGGTCTTTCAATGACACGCACATGCTCATGGGTGAGGGATGGGCTCAGTGGGAAATCGTCGCACGCCACTGATACACAGAACACCGCACTACCAATCAAGAGGACACACAATGATTACCTTCAAACAACGTTTCTACATGATCAATCTCGCCAGCTGCACCCAGCAGCAGTATGAGCAGCTGGCTGCACTGCACGATGCCTGTGGTGATCTGCACGACTACACAGGCGCTCATGCAGCAGTGGATGAGATGGAGACATATCCACGGGACTGGATGGAGACTCTGCAGGCATGGCTGGATGGGCAGTATGAGACTGCTGATGCTTATGATCTGTTTGCAGAGGATATGAGCATGCAGAACAATCCAGAAAGTACTGAGGCAATGCTGCTGGGCATGGCTCGCCACTACTGACACCGTGGGGGCTGATGCCCCCAATTTCATGCACTACCAATGGAGATCACTACAATGGAAAAAGCACAGGCACTGGCGCACTACAGAGAACAGATGGAGCTGGTGAGGCATCGAAGGCACAGGCTCAATATTTACCAGGGTGAGCACCCACACGCCTTGGATTCAGTGCTGGCAAATGCAATCCAGCACGGGCTCACCCGTCGTGAGCTGCAGGCTGAGCTGCACGGTGTGGACTGCAGCAGGATCCTCTCACTGGGTAGCCTGCTGGGTATGGACTGCAGTCAAGTGCCGATGACACGCCTGCGCTTCCTGTGTCATATGGCGATGGAGCACATGGTGTGCGCCCACATAAAGGTGACAGGCCACGATCTCGATGAGCCCTATGAGATCATCAATGCAGATGGGCAGGTGCTCAAAAGCTACTACCCAAAGGTGCTGGCCTTTGTGTTTATGCGTGCGCTCACTGCGCAGCTGCTGGATGCCAGGCAGGCGCAGGTTTTCCGGGTGTGGTGTCTGGAGTCTTTGTATCCAGAGTATGAGCGCAGGGCAGGCAAGCCCCATGCAAATCAGGCACGCATGGCTGCTATCCAGTGGGGGCAATCATGAGCCCGGTGATGTGCCGGGTGCACCCGGATAGGCAGGCCAGCTGGGAGAATGGTGAGCTCTGTGAGGGCTGCAGGAGCAGGCTGCGTGCTGCCACCAGGCGCATGCAGCGATGCCTGCCACTGACACGGGCACAGATGGAGACAGTGACGGGGATGGGCAGGCCACCCATCCCGGTGCTGCAGGCTTTTGATATTCCTGCGATGCGCCAGGCAGGCACAGGCCGTGCTGGGTATGGCACTGGCAGCAGGTGCAAAAAGCGCCCAGGCCGTGCCTATGGCCTGCGTGCTGTGGATGGCTTGACATGGCAGGTGATAGCCATCAGGCTGGGATACTCATCTGCTGCTAACTGTCTGAATGCAGCAAGGAGGTATGCAGAGCGTGAGCGATTGCCCTTCCCCCCAGTCCCCTTTGCTGGCACAGCAGACTAAAAAAAACGCCCAGGGCTCACTTCACAAAGCCCTGGGCGTTAGTGTCGTACCCGCACTACCAGGAGGACAGGACATGTCTAACACGTCGCTGCTGTATTGGGAAAGATCCCGGCTCATCTTTGCAAGCGCACTCCCTGCACGTGAAAAATTTACGCTGCTGGCTATCAGTGACCACCTGGGCTCAAATGCAGAGTGCTGGCCCAGTGTTGCCAGGCTGCAGCTGCGCACCGGACAAAGCAGGACGACCATACTGCGCAGCCTGCAGGCTTTGGAGCAGTGTGGTGCGCTCCACATCACACGCAGCACTGGCAGCTCACACAGGTACAGCATCTGTGTGGAGTGGCTGCAGGCGCACCCGTCTCAAATTGATACCGGTATCAAATTGACACCGGTATCAAATCGACACCCCCACCCGTCTCAAATTGACACAGGGGGGGTATCAGATTGGGATGGGGGGGGTATCAAATCGACACCCAAAGGAGACAAGGAAGGAGAACAGGGAAGGAGAACAGGGAAGGGTATCAATACACCTACCCGGAAAAACCTGCTGAGCATTCCTGATGTGATTGCAATTGCCATCCCTGATGAGCTCACAGAGGCGCTGCCTGGCTATGCTGCAGCTTTTGAGCAGTGGGTGCAGGTAAGGAAAGGCAGGGAATGGCGCAGGTCACCACAGCAGACTGTGGCCTTCCACAAAAAAATGCTGCGTGCACATGATGATGGCAAAGATGTGCTCACAGCTATGCAATCCGCTTTCGAAGGTGGATGGAGTGGCATCAAATCTGAGTGGATGCAGGACAGGCCACGTGCACGTGATACAAAACAGACACCCGCACTAACTACTGACTACACAGCCCTGTACCGGGCTCAAATCCTCGGAGGACTAAAATGAATCCATTGTACAGCATGATTGCTGGCATCATCTGCACCAGCAGTGCACTGCTCTTCTCTGGCCTGCTGGCACCTGAGATCATCGACTATTTTTTCCCCATCTGCACAGGCATTGCCTGCATGCTCAGTGGCCTGGCATTCATGCTGGACATGGTAGGTGATGCATGATGGTCACTGAGGATACCATCTGTGACGTGCTGGGCTTTTTCCGTGGCTGTGGACTGAAGAGCACACCCAGCGATGATGATGCACGCCACTGGGTGCGCGTGCTCAGTGATGTGCCTGCAGTGCTCCTGCACATGGCTGCAGAGCACTACGTGCGCACGCCAGCAGCAGACAAGGATCATAAGCTGCGCGGTGTGCGCTTCTGTCCCTCTGCTGCAGAGCTGCGCAGCATCGCCTTTGGTCTGGAAAGCACACAGCGCCAGCAGGTGACTGAGACACGCAGGGGATGTTTTCGCTGTGGCGAGCTCGTGGCAGAAGATGGAAGCATCACAGAGCATGGGAGTGGATACCGCACCCTCATACAGCACTGCCATCCCTCTGCAGGTGGCGTGGTGGACTGGAATAGTCACCCGTACAGGATCGGCATGCGCAGGTGCCTCTGTGACTGTGAGAAAGGGAAGTGGATTGCACACCAGCACAGCCTGGTAGACAAAGACACCCTGCCCCCACACGTGCAGAAGACCTGGGCACCTACGCTCACCTGTGATCAGGCATTTGATGCATTCAGCAGAGCAGATGCCAGGGTCTACATCACAGGCAGTGATCTGCGCCTGCACAGGCATGATGTGCGACCGGGATCCCCGTGGTTTACCAGGCCGTCACCTGAGGAGACTGATGGAGACACAGAGCGTGCAGGTGATGTGCGCAGGCTGTGCTATCAGGTGATCAAAGGGGAGATAGATCCCCGCACACGCATGCCTGTCAAGCTGCAATGATTCGCATAGGCAGCCTGTTTGCAGGCATTGGCGGGCTTGAACTTGGATTACAGGCTGGCCTTGAGCTTGAAGGTGTACCGTGCCAGGTGGTTTGGCAGGTAGAGCAGGACGAATACTGCAGAGCTGTGCTGGCTCAGCACTACCCACACGCCCAAAGGTTTGAAGATGTGCGAGAAGTCAATAGAGACAATTTGCCCCCCGTCGACCTCATCTGTGGAGGATTCCCATGCCAGGATATCAGCGTGGCAGGGAGCGGTGCAGGGCTGGAAGGTGACAGATCCGGCCTGTTCTTTGACATGCACCGTATCGTTTGCGAGCTGCGGCCCCGACTTTGGGTCATGGAAAACGTGCCAGCGATCACTTATAGGGGACTGGATACCGTACTCAGAACCATGGCCGAAGCAGGGTATTGTGCTCGATGGGGCTGCCTACGTGCATCAGACCTGGGAGCACCACACCGTCGTGAACGATGGTTCTGCGTTGGATATATGGCCAACACCAAATGCAGGACTATTCAATTACTCAGAAAGTCCAGAAAGCTGGGATCGACGCGCATCGAGGCACAGGAGCATAGGTCGAGCGTTGCCAGTAGAGGTGCAACGATGGCCGACACCAACCAAGACAGACTTCAAGGGCAGCAGCAAACCGGGGCAACGCAGGGGACAGCTCTCAGAAGCACTGGAACCCAACAACCCCGGCAGACTGAACCCGGATTGGGTGGAACTGCTCATGGGGTTTCCCCCTGGTTGGACATCACTGCCCCAAGATGGCCTGCCCCCCCTGGCCCCGCATATGCATGGGAACCACCAAGAACCCACACCAAGCAACCCGGAGACAACAAACGGTTGCAAGCTTTAGGCAATGCCGTTGTGCCTGCGCAGGCTGCCGTCATCGGCAGGTGGATAGCGCAAGAGCTGCTGCAGCCTATGCCGCTGAGTTAGGGCGGCTGATGGTCTTCTCTAAGTCCACCAAGGCATGAATGATGGCTTGGTGGTCTTCTCTGTTCTGCTTGTGGAACTCTTCGTTGCACTCAACCAGGCGGTCAAGTGCAGCCAAGTGCCGGGACAGGGCAGAACTGGCAAGGGGAATGAGTTGGTTGCTCACAAGCTTGTAGATGGCTGCAAGCACAAGCAGCATCACAAGGACGGCAGATGCAGGGCCAGCAGCAAAGGGTGCAATTGCCTCAATACTA